AAAACCGGGTTGGACAGGGCAGGCCTGTACCAATACTCATGGGCGAAATGGTGGTTGGCAGCAACGTTATCAGTCTCGGTATAGATACATCGAATAATGTCGATTGGGATGCTTCGATAGGGTAATAGGTGGTAAAATGAACAAGCCGGAAATGATGGTGGAACATCATCCCGGCTCTAACCAAATAACCTGAATCGGAGGCCATCATGGCTGAGCTCAGTCTACATGATTTATTTGCCTATGACGAAACGTCACCCACATATCTGACCTGGAAGATATCTCCATCACGGCGCACAAAATGCGGTCACCAAGCAGGTACAATCAATAAGATTTCCGGTAAATATCCGCGAAGCTATTGCCGAGCCAGGGTTAATGGCGGGTATCTAAGTATTCATCGCATCGTGTGGTTTCTGCATCATGGTGAAATTCCAGAAGGCCTGATAATCGATCACGTTGATGGGGATACCCTAAACAACAAGATCACGAATCTCCGTTTGGTAACCCCATCCAAAAATGCCCGAAATTGCCGAAGGCAAAAAAATAATATCTCTGGTCTGACTGGGGTTAGGCTGGCTATGGACAAGGGCAAATTCCCCTTTTATGAGGCCTATGTTCATGTTGATGGCAAGCAGGTCCGTCGCCAATTCTATCCAAAGGGGGGATCGCTTGAAGATGCTATGTCCCGAGCGATTCGCTGGAGGGAGGAGCAGATAAATCAGCTTAACGAATATGGTGCCGGATACACCGAGCGCCACGGTAAATAAAGAATGGGCCATCTTCGGATGGCTTTTTTTATGGAGGTTTCCCATGAGTTCAGGTGGTGGTGGCGGTAGTACTCCTAAGTTGTTAGATGACAATCTCAAATCAAAACAATTTTACCGCGTTCTCGACCTTATCAGCGAAGGCCCAATCTACGGCCCGATAGACCAGTCCCACCTTTCATCTTTCCTGCTGAACGACACGCCTGTAACGGATGTGAACGGTAATATCAGCGTTAATGGTGTGAGCGTTGCGTGGAGGCCTGGTTCTGAGACGCAGCAGCCTATTAACGGTTTTTCTGCGATTGAAGCAACGACGATTATCAATACCGATGTCACTTTTGACACCCCACTGGTCAGGACAATAACAGATCAGGAAGTAACGCGGGTTCGTTTCAACGTTGGTGTCACGGGTCTGGTTGAGCAAGATACCAAGGGTAATCAACACAATACTTCCGTAACGATGGTGCTGGAAACCAGAGTTGGATCTACCGGGTGGGCAGTAGAACAGACCGTCACCATCTCTGGGAAAATTTCTGGGGAATATCTGGAGGCATATGTCATTGATGCCCCGGAGACTAAGCCTTTTGATATCCGTGTGCGTCGAATCACTCCCGACAGCACCAGTGACTTACTGACAAACGGAACTATCTGGAACAGCTATACAGAAATCACCGACGATAATTTAAATTACCCGTTCTCAGCGATTGCCGGTGCAGTGATAGACCGCGATCAGTATAACGACACCCCAAACCGCACTTATCATCTGCGTGGTCTTATTGTTGACGTTCCTGACAACTATGACCCAATAACCAAAACGTATGCAGGACTATGGACAGGAGGTTTTAAAAAAGCCTGGACTAACAATCCCGCATGGCTATTCCGTGAACTGGCAAAAAACGAGCGATTTGGTCTTGCTCGTCGCGCTGGCTATATCGATGTTGATGATGGCGCAATGTATGTGCTCTCTCAGTATTGCGATCAGTTGGTCAATGACGGGTACGGCGGTAAAGAACCTCGAATGACCCTGAATGCATACATCACTGAGCAGGCAAGCGCTCGAGACATCCTCGATAAAGTCGCCGGGATGTTTCGTGGAATTGCATTGTGGGATGGGATGCGTTTATCGGTGATGCTTGATGCGCCTCAAGACCCTATCGCGACCATTACGAACGCCAATGTTGTCGATGGCAAGTTTAGTCGCAGTTCAGTAAAGCGATCAGAAAAATACAATGCGGTCGTAGTCTCCTGGACTGATCCTGACAATGGCTGGGAACAGGTTAAAGAGTATGTTTCTGACGACGAGATGATCGCTCGTGGAAACTATAACGAAACTACGCTGGAGGCGTTTGGGTGTACTTCTCGCGGGCAGGCCTGGCGGGCAGGTAAATGGCTACTGGAAACGGCAAAACGCGAAAGCAGCCGATTATCTTTTCAGATGGCGAGGGACGCCATAGCGTTTACGCCGGGCGATATAGTTGAAGTTATGGACAATGACTATGCGGGGGCCCGACTTGGGGGGCGGATTATTTCTCATTCCGGGGTGACTATCACTGTTGATGCAGTTGATGAATCTCTAATTTCCAATGGGGACACAATGTCCATCATGGGAAGCAATGGGAAGTTTGTTAAATATGAAATATTGAGCGCATCGGGTAATACCATCACCCTGAAATCGACGCCCTCATGGGTAAGAAATGGAACAATTTTTGCGGTATCAACTGGTCAGGTATCGACGCGCCTGTTCAGGATATTAGGGGTGACAGAAACCGAAAATAACTCTATTTATAGCATTAGTGCCTCGCAGCATGACCCAAATAAACAAGCGGTTGTGGATGATGGAGCTGTATTTGAAATCCCGACAGATACGTTGAACGGCTATCGCGTTCCGAATATTGAAAATCTGCGGATAATTAATACGAACTCCGAGACCGTTCAAACGACAGCTACATGGGAAACCGCTACAACAACCAAACGGCTGATGTTTGAGTTATATGTTTATTCTGGTGACGGAAAGGTAATTGCTCAATATGAAACCGACCAGTTCCGGTATGAGTTCTATGGGTTGAATGCCGGTAGCTATTTGCTGGGTGTTCGTGGCCGCAATGAAAACGGGATGAAGGGTGCTGAGACGCAAATCAGCATGGTTATAGGGGCACCGCCAGCGCCTTCCAGTATCATCTGGACACCAGGCCTTTTCTCTGCGGATCTTGTTCCAGTGATGCGCATTACGGCCACGACAGACACCTCATTTGAGTTCTGGTATTCAGGACAGAATCAGGTTATCAACCCTGCAGACATTGAAGACCAGACTCAATTCCTGGGGCGATCTAACCAATGGACGCTTCACGGGTTACAGGCTGACAAAACTTACTATGTTTACGTGCGCACGCGGAATGCTTTTGGTGTATCTGATTTTGTAGAAGCTTCAGGGCAGGCCTCTGATGACATTCCAGGGATGATAGAATTAATTGATGAGGCTGTCAGGGATTCAGAGGCGTTCAAAAACGTACAGGCGGGCGTTGATACAAATCTGGATGGCATGATGGAGAATGCTCTTGCTAATCACGGAACTGTTGAGCGTCAATTTGAACAATATGGCGAGGTAAGGGCTGACGTAATCCATATAACAACCACTATTGCCGATATGGACCAGGCTTTTGCTGAATACCAGACGCAAGTGCAGGCCTCTATAGGTGAACTGAATAATGACATTGGAGATTTAAACGGAGATGTAAATTCCCTGACAGCGGCTGTAAATCAGAAAATGACAGCCGAGGTAAATAGTGATGGAACAGCTAAGGCATCATACACGCTGAACATGGGGATCGTCCGGGGCGGCATTAAATACAATACCGGATTCGGCATGTCTATTGAACCATCCGGAAGCACCTATAAATCTACGGTTGTTTTTGCCGCTGACCAGTTTGGGATTTATTCCGGTAGTGATCCAGGTAATTATCAGGCCGCCTTCTTTGTGTATAACGGTCAGGTGTTTATTAGTAGTGCGTTTATACAGGACGGGAGTATAAGTAACGCTAAGATCGGTAATTACATCCAGTCAAACAACTATGCTTCACAATCTGCGGGCTGGAAGTTAGACAAGAATGGAAACTTCGAAATAAATGGTGTGGCTGGAGGTGGTAGAATGCTTATTACCAGCACGCTGATAAGCATCTACGATAGCAATAATGTGCTGCGTGTCAGAATGGGGCTATTCTAATGCCACAAGGTCTACAGTGCTGGGACTCATCTGGAACTTTGGTGGTGGACCTCACGGATTATGCAATCCGTTACATAGGCTCAACGTCGGTAAGCTTCGCGCAAGGGGAGTCATCCAAAAATGTGTCGTTTCCTGGCGTGACGCAAGCCGGGTCAATTGTAACTATAGTGTCCAGCAGCGTAGCCTATTCAATGAACGAATTTTATTGCCGAGCATACGACGGTGGATTCAATGCCTTGTACCTCCCGACAGGGGGTACGCAAGCCATTACCCTTAACGTGGAGATCTACAGCTTCCAATGAGCGGATTCCAGGTTTACAACAGCGATAGTAAAATTCTAGTCGATTCTGATTTCAGGTCGACTCTTTATTATGACAATAGGGCACTTGGGGCAATTAGTGACACGGGATTTTATGAGGTCAATAGTCCTTTTGGTAATGGGAGCACGTTAGGGTTTCTGCCTACTGACTATTGGGCTGACGGCTATTTGAGATGGATACAACTTACGTCTGGTAAATACGGAATGCCTGGTGCCAACTTAATGGAAGCTAACGCAGGAAGGATGGTTCGCACTTCCAGGACAACCGCCATGCAAAGCGGTTATTTAAATGTTTATAACTCTGCCGGGAGTTTGATATGGAGTGCTAATTCCGCTTCAAAAATGCCAAGGATAAAAGCGTTCGTAGACATCCCGAGCGCGTATGATTTACAGGATAAAGTTTTTTCTATTAGTTTAACTTTTAACCCATGGATATTGTCAAACGCCTGCCCTGGGAACCTGACTGATGATGGCACTGTCACTGGGTACTCTGGTTTGATGCTAAAATGGACGGGCAGCCAGTTACAAGCCTCCTACGTCTCGAAGAATCAACGAAATTGGAGTCAGACATTCCAGAGCAGGGGTATTAGAGTTCCATTAGCGCAGTTCGTAGGTATTTAAAACTGGCAGTGTTCTATTCTTTTCAGTTGCTATCATATTTTGTTGCGGACCGCGAACAGGGTCGAACTTGTAAATAATCTGAAAACTTTCTTCATTGTTATAGCAGATATTAGCTAGCCGACTTTTAACATGGCGGGATAGGATTCCACCACTTGAATCTGAAATGATATCTATTTTACGATCTGGGCAGTTAACAATTGCGAAAATTTCTCCACTTATAGAAAGACGCGCGGCCTGTAAAGGATAGTCCATCTGGAACCGATAATCGACAATGTTCTGGTTAGTGCAGCCCGATAATATCGTTACACTTAAGAAAATAAATGTGGGTAATTGCTTCATCATAAACCTCCAATTTATTTAAAAACTCACCTACAACTGTTTTCAACCTAAATGTAAACAGGTAAGGAGAAAAAATGTCAGCAGGCACTCTCACACTTACAAACAACTCGCCAGCGGTAACGGGCGTGAGCACAACCTTTAGCACTGAACTGGCCGCTGGTGATTTCATTGTTGTTACTGTCGGTGGCGTTCCATATACGCTGGCCGTTAAGACGGTTAACAGCAATACATCGCTGACGCTGGTTAGTAACTACACCGGACCGACTCAAGCAGGTGCTGCATGGTCAGCTGTCCCTCGCGTGGCACTCAACATGGTGACTGCGGCGTTGGTGGCTCAAAGCGCTGAAGCATTGCGTGGTCTAAATTACGACAAACAAAACTGGCAGCAGGTATTTAGCGGGACGGGAACCATCACCGTGAAACTTCCTGACGGAAGCACTTATACAGGTCCGGCATGGTCAAGCATTACAACAAGCCTAAGCAACAAAGCAGCAAAGGGGGCTAACAATGACATCACCAGTCTTTCCGGACTAACCACAGCATTGTCATTAGCGCAAGGTGGTACAGGGAGAACAGCACCATTCGGCACCACGGCAGGATCATTCTGTCAGGGAAATGACGGTAGATTGGACACTGTAAATGGGAAAAGTGGAGGGACCATTAGCAGCAATGTTTCGATCAACGGGAACGCTGTTACAGCTCGTGGTGGTGGGTTGGCTGTTGGTGGGTCAAGCGATGGTAACTATCGCATTGAAATCAACGCCACCCCATCCGAGAACACAACATCGGGAGGTCTGGTATCCTGGCTCCGTTACTGGTGGTATCAGGACTATGTCATGGTTGGGTGTAGAAGGGCGGGAGACTCCACTGTTCAATCCTTAGCCATCACATTTGGAGCTGCAAATGGCAACTTCGTATTCAACCCAACTGGGAACGCGACCGCGTCAGGTAGTTGGACCAACAATTCGGATAAACGCTTAAAGCATAACATTCAACCGATTGATGAGCCTTTAGTCAAAATGAAAGCGCTGACAGGGTGTACATGGGACCGTTTGGACGGAATGGGGCCAGGCCTTGGATTTATTGCTCAGGATGTCCAGTCCATTTTCCCGGATGCTGTATATGAAGGTGAGAACGTCACCCTCGTCGATGGGTCTATAGTCGAAAAATGTCTAAGTGTGGATTTATCAGGCGTTGCAGCAGCTTTGCATCATGAGGCGATCCTTGCCCTAATGGCTAAATTAGAAAATCTACAGGCGACCGTTGATGCGCTAAAGGTTGAGAGGTAAGTATAGAGAAAGTGTTGGTATATTATTTTTTTGAAAGTAGCTAAATTATTGATAAAAAATATTATTTGATATTTCGAATATACCACTTAAGAAGCGCAACTCATTGAATGTATGAAGTTATTCCACGGTCTTTAAAGCCGACCTCCGATGCCAAGTCTGCTCTACATCAACTACAAGGGATGAATATTTCGTATCCTCATGGTGTTAGCAGGATCCTTGCTTTCTGGTCTTGACTAGAACTGCCAATAAATAATACTGTATGTATATACAGTATATTTGTGAGGTGCGTCATGGGCTTTCCATCCCCAGCAAAAGACTACGCGGAAAGGACTCTATCTCCTGAGATACTTTGTGGCGTTACTGCAAACACAAGGATAATCGAGACAGACAGCGGCTATGCGGTAATCGAGCCAGCCACAAGTAAGCCGAAAGAGGGCATCCTGCTGATTCTCTGTGATGGTCGCACGCAATTTGCGAAGCTGATGGGCCGCTCTTTAATTACGGATGATGGCGAGGCTATAGAAGGTGCAGCGCTTGAAGAGGTTGAGGTGCTGGGGCGGGTCACGTTCTTCATCAATCGCACGTCAGATGATGGCTGCCCGGTGATGTAATGGGGCATGGATGGGGCAAAAAGCAGCACTCGCTCTAAGGCGAACTTAGACGACTGATGTTTTTGACGACTCTAACCATCTGTTATTTGGTGCGCTCTTGGACGATCTTTGTCGATTATGAAAAATGTATGCTCATGTGATGGGCATGCAGGTGTAGGTCCGCACCACATCACCTGCCACCAGGGCATAACTTTTTCCCGTCGACACTTCCCGTTACTGCGTTAGCGACCATACTTCCTTTACGGCCCGCTAACGCAGAGACAATCATGCCAGTCATCAAAACTTCTTCGTCGCA